ACAATACCATTTGTAATATTATCAACCAGTTCATTCCAGTCGAATGTTTCTGTAAATGCATCTAACGAATCAAAAGCTCCGTTTAAACCTGTTGCAAGCGCATGTGCTATTTCTCCAAAATCTACTTTCTCAAAGATTCCATTTAATCCAGTTGCTACAGACTGACCAATTTCACTATATGGAAGGTTTTCGACAAATCCCGTAAGCACATCCCATGCTTTCATAAAATTGTTTCCAAGCATGTTTCCAAAATTAGTCCAATCAACTTCACGAACTAAGCCTGTAATACCTTCTGCAAATTTCTTACCAAGGTTTTTGAAATTCGTTCCCTCAAGTAACTGATTGGCTGTATTAACTATTGTATTAATACCAGCTCCAACGGTACGTCCCATCAAATCCCAGTTGATATTATCAACAAGGCTGTTGAAAGTCTGGGTGAACGCACTGGTGAATTTAGTGATGTAAGGACCTACGTTATTCCAGTTAATGAAATCATAAAGCTTTTGCATCCCCCAGTTGATGCCATCAGCCATGATTTTTCCAAGACCTTTCCAGTCTTTTCTCTTAAAGGCATTTACAATGGCATCTGCCATTTCATTTGCCCTATTGGACATCTTTTTAAAAGCTTCGTCCCATGCTTTTTGATATGCAGATAAAGCATCATCTAAAGCAGCATCAAGCGCCGGAAGATGTGATGCGCCACCGCCAGAGCCAGAAGATGGATTACTTGTACTACCAGAATCAGAATTGTCATTAAGCTGATTCAGTTCATCAAATGAAAGAACTGACAATGTTTTTTCGAGTTTTTTTGCACTGGTATTGGCATTGTCAATTGCACCACTGGCATTATCCATATTATCTGCAATATCTCCGGTATTTACAGAAATACCACCAGTAGATGATACAAAGTTTGACAGTTTGATTCCAAGCAATTTTGCAATATAAGCAAACATTCTTTGTAATGCGATTACAATTGCATTGATATATGGAAGTACTGTTTGCAGTATAGGAATGAACAAGGAACCTATTGTTCTACCAAGGGATGCAAAGTTAGCTTGCAACATACGAATTTGATTTGCCGGTTGATTGATCGTGTTTGATAAATCAGCCCACGCATACTTAGAATTGTTCAGCAAGATAATCGTTCTCAGAATCGTTTTATCTGCCTGAGACAAATTCGATATGCTGGTATTAATTCCAAGATTATACAGTTCCTGTTGCATGTTGGCATTACGGATATTAATGCCGTACTTATCCATAGCGCGGCTCATACCAGTCAAACCAGATGCCATGTCCTGCCATACATCTTCAAAGTCCATATTTCTTACAGATGCAAGGTCTGCACCAATCATAGTGAGTGCATTAGACAATTTTAATGCAGTCTCTGATGTATCGCCCATAGATGATGCCATCTGCGCAAATGTTGCCTGATACTGCATAGTCTTTTCTGGGTCAAGTCCAAGACTGGCGGTGTTAGTTCTGGTCATCTCGCCTGTATCAGAAATATTAAATCCGGTAAGTTTCTGGGATAGCTGCTTTGCTCTTTCCTGAAACGAATTTGCATACGCTTCAGCGGATTTTATACCACTTTTTTTCCATTCGTCAGTGTCGATTCCTTCTGCTACCTGATTGAACGCAGAGTTGAAATAGTTCAGAGTCTCTACATAGTTCATTGCGGATTCTACTGGCGATGTCAGAACATCTAATGCTCTTTTTGCGAGGAAACCTTTGGCGTAAAGAGCACTCAACTTATTTGTTACCGAACTCAGAGGATTTGACAATCTTCTTATTTTTTCGCCAGCTTCAGAAGATGCATTTCCAATACCTGCGATTGCAGATACGGCTTTTCCGCCTAAAGAAATAGCTTTTGAAGCAAATTTTTGAAAAGCATTTGTCAGCCCATGGATTACAGTACTTGCTTTTGAACCTAACGAAGAAAGCGTGTTGAATGAATTCGAAACGCTATTTGTGGCACGCCCTACTTTGCTTCCAGACGATGCTAATACTGCAAGAGCTTCTGTCATTCTTATTGTGCTTGAGCTGATATCTGGTGCGCTTTTCATTGCGTCAAAAAACTTCAAAACCTCTTGTGCAAGAGTTGATAATTGGCTTGCAGTCTTTCCAGTTTTATCTCCTGCACTAGCTAATTTTCCAAGAGAA